GGAGTGATCAAAAGGTAAGGACATCCAGTAAAAGCCTTGAACCTAAAGTCATCACCGGTAGAGCGGTATTGTCTGTAACCAGTGGCGATGGACGTGCTGAACTGCAATGCGGCGACAAAAGTGCCTGCTGGATACGGCATAGTGTCAGCGTTGGGTGCCGTGGCAGCGGCATTCAAAGCACCTCCAGAATGGGATATGAAACTCACAGGATATTTGGCAACATAATGAGCATGTTCCATACAATATCCAATCACCGGAGTTGAGACCTGAGTGTTTAACCCATAGGAAGAGTACTTGGTCGAACCAAGCGTGCGGTATATCGGCCAATTCGCATTGATCGGGGTGCCAAGAGCGTTGGGGGTGTCAAACGCCGGAGTGACTGCACTCGCGCTACATACGAGATGATAAAACCCGCAGTGCGTGTAAGTAAAGGTACCGAAACTGTTCAACAAACTCGACAAGTAATAGGGTACGTAACACACATTGCCGATCGCGGCGTTGTTAAGCATAAGAGCAACATTAACAGATCCCACCTGATAAGCATACATGGCACCAACAAACGACATGGTATCGATGTTGCCCCTAGACGCGGAAGCACTAGTGGGCAACAAGGTGTATCCCGAATACCACGGATCAATGACAGCAATGCTCTGATTGGTGACGGTACCAACAGCGCCTGAGTACGCGGTGGAAAAGTCATCCTTGTCTGTCAACTGTTTCAATGAAGTTATGGATTCGGAGGCACAATGGACACTGGGACCTAACGATCTCGAAACGCCAGTAGTCATAAACTTCATGTTGGACTGAAAAGCAAAAGGCTCAGCTTCACAAATTCCGGGTGCTTGAAATTCAAAATCATCTCCGGCTGTATAAAACTCCAACATTTGTATAGTTGAAGCAACAGTCTCGGGATATCTCAGCTCGTTCAACACGCTAACGGTAACAGTACCCATGTACGTGCTGGGAAGATCAGTGCCACCTGTGCGCAGATATTGATCGCGCACGAGGTACGGCAAATTGACAACGTATTCGTCCTGGTCGCGTATGTCCACTATGTGTCGCAACGTGAACATGGAATTGGCAATCGTGGGTGCAACGCTCAAAGTGGCGTCATTGAAAGGGGTCCACACTATCTGGATACGGCCAGTATGAAAACCTGTCTTCACAAACTTGAGGTGCAAATTCAACGACCCCCTCCACATGGTGAACATGTGGCTGAGATAGTTTAACGGACCACCATGTGTGTATGTGACTGTACCGACGGGTGCCGTTGCCGTAGCAGTGGTACCAATTAACATGCGCGGTGAAAGCGCACGCTGCATCAAAACAGTGCCGTTCACGTTGGAACCGCTCCACGCAATGGAACTCACATAATTCGGTACCTTGTACAAGTACTCCAAAGACATCTCGTCTTCGTCAGTGTACGTGCATTCGTCCGTGGACGCGACACCCGGGTTAGATAAGGTGGCCATGCTGGGATGCGTGACCGGTCCTTCACCCAAGTGCGTGTATGGATTGATGCGTGGGACCATAATGGCTCCAGGTTCTTGGGCAATGGGTTTCCCGAAACCCAGGGCCGAAGCAACACCCCCTGCCAATGAAGCGGCCCACTCGACTGTAGCAGCCATGGTTCCTATAACGGGGACACCTTTAAAAGCCCCGGCAACTTTGGAAACAGACTTGAGACCCTTGGAAATGGGTTTGTTAGACCGAAAAGACTCGAAAGTCATGTTGGATTGCGGCAAAATGGGAGCAGTGATGTCAACGTCCTCCCAATGACCATAAATGGCCAAACTCACGTTGCTGTAAGGCGATGTGGCACCAATCGCCAACTGCGAAGCGACCATCAGACGAAACGCGCCCCAGCACGCGCGTGCTGCAGCAGGTTCACTCTTGTCGTGATATTGGTATGGTGAAATAAAAGGAATGCGGAACTCGGCAGCAGTGTCACGAGTAGTAACTAACACATGCGGCAACTGGTACGCTCCGACCAAAGTGCCGGGTTGGGAAATCGTATTGAACACATGCGGCATCCACGAGCCCAACAAGGCCCCAGCCATGAAAGGCGAAGGATTCAACTCTATGCGAATCACAAATGTTCCCCTGAACAACTGAAAACCGCGTAATTTTTCAGCCCAGTCACCAGTGACCAAATACGAAGAAGGGTCGATCGTGGCTATGGTGCTGCCGTTGACGGAGGAACTGGCCCAATTGATGGCACTGAGCAAAATAGGTCTTGCCAGGAACTCAGAAATAAGGACATCACTGGAAGGACGCACGACAGACATGCGTGACCCTCTAGTGTCCGTGGAGACGACGGCGCCCGCCTCCACATAACAAGTAAGCCCATCCTCGTGGCAAACCTCTGTTGCAACAGGATTTAAGCCTTGCTTGTTGACGGTGGAATCGCCAGATTCCACCCTGTTGTGCACATCGGACTGGAAAACAAATCCATGTGCGTACTCTATGCACTGGCGTGCATGTCCCTTGTTATACTCATGGGACGCTGAGTTTGTGGTATGTACGACAATTAACCCTGTGTACTCGGGTATGCTAATATTATTCTTAGATGAGCAAGATAATGGAAAGGACCGCCCAAGGCCGTTTCCCATAATAAGTTTTGTCGTGGAAATCGCGCCACCGGTTCTAATTTTCACACCCGCCGAATGAACCAAATTCGGCGGATGGTCTTCGCCCCGCTCAAAACTCGTTTGAACGGGACTTGCAATTGGTCCACGCCACCTCAAAATCTGAGTTGGTGAGGACCTCGCCCTGCAGAATATGCATTGCCCGGGCTATTTCGGGAACAAACTTGTCGAACATCTCCTTCCCGTGGAAACTAAGTTCCATTAGAGAGTTCTCAACCATTTCGGTGTACTGTGCGGGGGTGACGCCCTTCTTCACAAAGTACAAACATCCGAAAATGGATTTATATTTCAGGGCAAGGTTCCACTGCCCTCGGGCGTACACAAAATGTCTACCCAACCACGTCTCTTCCTTCAAGACTTGATACGCGGTGCCAGCGCCGTCCTTCTTACTGGAAGTGGTGACGTCAGTACCAAACTCGCGATGAAAACCGTCCCTAAGGTCGAAGAAAGTGAAGTGCCACAAAACTGGACACCGTTGTAAGTTCAAAATGAAATCGTCGCCGTAGAAACTGCCTCCGACCTGATCTATGATGCTGGCGACGAGAGCCTTATCGACACGAACGCCACGGCCCTTCAAATTACGGGCCATGACATACAACGTGGCCACATAATTGTACAAGGAATTGAAGACCGCAGTACGAAAGTCGCCCGAAGGCATGGCACCGTTCATTTCGCATATGTACGATTTGTCGTCCGTGGTGACGACCATAAACCAATGCAACAAAGAGTCCATGCACTTGTCACGCATAGCAGCGCAGTGCGGTGTGTCGTGGGGTGTGTCCTTGTAGAAAATCTCCACCAGGATACCCAACTCACACATCACTGCAGCCAACAAGCTCTTGTCCCATTTCTTGTGGTCTCCGACGATGGTACGGGGACCATCGTATTCCTCGTACATGGCGGGCCCATCTTGGTAAGTGTTCGTGCCAACTGCCACCTTGAAGTCAAAACCTGTGATGGCGACGACAAACTGACCCAAGTACTTCTTGACCACCATGAGATAATTATTGTCCTGGGGCAGGATGGTTCTCGCAATCTTGCCCCTGCCTCGCAGCTCGTCCTTCAGACATTGAAAACCAAACAGAGCAAGAGTCTCGTGTCCCTTAGACACCTGGTCATCATAAGCGTTCAAAGTGGCGAAATACTCGAGGGACGACCTGCCTCCGAGATTATGCTCGGGCCACAAATCGTTACGGGTGATACCGACGGATCGGAACTGCAACCCGGCAGCCTTGGACAGGTCTATACCCGGCATATCGGGCCTCTCATTGACAAGGTCCTCATAATTGAGGATGGGAACATCTCGGTCGCCTTGGACACTGAGTATCTTGGACAACTTGTTCCCAAGGCCCAGCACAATAGTACGGAGCAAAACCCGGTCTGCCAATGGCGTGGCATTCATTCCGTAACCAGCAGCACTAAGTATAGTCATCTCGGTCTCACCAGGCGGTGATTTAAGCTTGGCAGGCAATTTGTCTTCAATGACGTCCACGCCCTCGGCTTTAAGCAGTTCGTTACAAACCTTGTACAGCTTGCCTCGCCCATATAGGCTGTGCGATACCACT